GATGGTAGATCTGAAGTATCATGATACTGTATGTTAATGGTGACAGCCATACTGCTGGAGCCGAAGCAGTAAACGCTCATGCCTTTGCTGAAGACGATCCTGCATTATTTTATCTAGGTCGTGCACCACATCCTGAAAATCTTGCAGTGACTTGGGGTAAACTACTAAGTCTTTCTATAAGATCAGGATTTCGTTGCGATGCCGAAAGTGCCAGTAGCAATGCTCGTATCATAAGAACCACACGTGAATGGCTATCTGGAGGTGGCGCCAATCATCCAGATCAATTGGTTATTATACAGTGGTCAACTTGGGAACGGGAAGAGTGGTTACACAATAAAATCAATTATCAAATTGGTTCCAGCGGCACAGATCATGTTCCGCAAGAACTACAAGAAAAATATAGAAATTATGTTATTGGCACTGATTGGAAATTAAAAACACAGCAAGCACACAATGAAATTTGGCAATTTCACAACGAATTAAAAGATCAAAATATACGTCATATTTTTTTCAACGGCAACAACGACTTTAGTAGTATTAAGGATCAAAAAGATTGGGGCGTCAATTATATTGGTCCATATGATCCAAATCAAACATACAATGCTGTAATTCGTTCAAACGGTATTGACACAGTTATGCCCGATTCGTGGCATTTTGGCAGAGAGGGCCACTCATGTTTTGCTCGTTTTATTCTTAATTACATTATAGCCAATAAATTTGTTTGACTTTGATTGTCAGCTGTGTTATACTGATAGTATGAAATATGTCCTTATAGATACTGCTAACTTGTTCTTTCGTGCTAGACATGGAGCTTTTCGTGCTAGTGACACCTGGGAAAAGGTAGGATTTGCACTGCATGTTACCCTAATGGCTGCTAACAAGATGGCCCGTAGATTTGAAGCAGATCATGTGGTTTTTGCCCTGGAAGGGCGTAGCTGGCGTAAAGATCATTACAAGCCCTATAAAGCCAACCGTGTTGTGGCTAGGCAAGCGCTGACAGAAGCAGAGCAAGAAGAAGATAAAATGTTTTGGGAAACCTATGATAATTTGACTAAATACTTGCGTGAGAGGACCAACTGTAGTGTACTACGTTGTCCGACCGCAGAGGGCGACGATATCATAGCTCGCTGGATAGCATTACACCCCCAAGATGAACATGTAGTAATTTCAAGTGACACTGACTTTGTGCAATTGCTTGCACCCAATGTCAAACAATACAACGGCATTACAGACGAATTGCATACCATAGAAGGAATCTTTGATGCTAAAGGTAAACCAGTTATCGACAAGAAAACAAAAGAGCCTAAGACAATTCCTGACCCGCAATGGCTTCTCTTCGAGAAGTGTATGCGCGGCGATTCAAGTGATAACGTCTTCTCGGCATTCCCTGGCGTTCGGACGAAAGGTACCAAAAACAAAGTTGGCTTACAAGAAGCGTATGCTGACAAGGATAAAAAAGGTTACAGTTGGAACAACCTTATGTTGCAACGATGGAGCGACCCCGACGGTGTTGAACATAGAGTATTAGACGATTACGAACGCAATAGAACCTTGATTGATTTGACAGCACAGCCCGAAGATATTAAACAAGTGGTAGACACCGCCATCCGTGAACAAATCAGTCACAAAGATATTGGCCAGGTCGGTGTGCGTTTTATGCAGTTCTGTGGCAAATATGAATTGAACAAGTGCAGTGAAAGTGCTGACAGTTTTGGACGTTGGATGAATGAAACCTATAAAGGCGTGTTAAGTGCGACTGATTAATAACGTTCTACCTGTTGGCATTTCTTTAATTGTGGCTATGTCAATTGTAGTACTGGCCGGTATACGAGATAATAACATACCAGAAAAAAAATTTGATTGCCGACTGTTGATCGGTGGTTGGCACCCAGATGTGCCAAAAAATGCAATAGAAAAATGTCGAAAAGGAGTTCCACATGACTATAGTAGCAAAACCAATTATCGATAAACAATTTTGGATCTTACAAGAAAACAATCGCAAGGTCGGTAACATTGAAGCCTGTGCTGGAGGATACCAGGTCAAGATCAACAATCAAGTTGTACAATTTAAAACAATCAAATTGTTAGCTCGAAATGCAAATATTGAATTTGAACCAGCGCCCAAAATTATTAAACCTAAGACAAACATAGATCAGATATACGGCTACACTGTCACAGGTCGAGTGTACAATCCCATGTGGAATGTCGCACAACAATTGCCTGTGTACACCAAAACAGCCAAAAGTAAATCATGGTTTGCCGCAGGTTGGTATAATGTTAAGAAAGGTCGCAAATGGAAAGCGGTCTTGGCTCCTAAGCTGATTACATTACAACGATATCCGTATCAAGGACCGTTTTATTCAAAATCCAAAGATCATGACAATTCATCTGCAAAAATTTGTTGATCGGGTCCGTGGGCACGAAGCTCGTGGAACCAAAGACTTTGTCATGACTCTAGCCGAGGCCAAAGACATGCACGCTGACATCACCAGGCTGCTGTTAGAATTGCAAGATCTTCGTGAACGGGCCAGTAAACAAATAGAAGAAGTAATAAAAGTACAGGTAGGTGGCGGTTCATTCTAAATATACCTATATTTCTAGATAAATAAACTATAGGAATATACTGCTATGAGCCGACCAAAACCCAGCATACTAATTGAACACACCAACAAAGCCACGTACAAAACCGAACAAGTTTTGGCCAGCGAAGGTGTATGGGCTGTTTTTTTTGAGGCCAAACCTATTAATCTAAAAACATCAAACATGTTAGTGCAATACCCTGGGCCCAAGTACAAAAAGGTTTCATTCTCAAATCCTGGGCACGCCAAAAACTTAGCCCGCAAACTCAATACACAATTTAAAACTGACAAGTTTACTGTAGTGTTGCTACGTGCTGGCGACCAGATATATCCCTAATGTGCGTGACAAAAAAAAACTTACCGAAGAACTTGTAGCACTATTGCCCGAAGAGCAACACATAAGTCCAGAATTGGCATTTAATGCCTGGTGGTACAATTTACGCAGTACCGGTGGTCTTAGATTGACCACTTTGGGATTTGTCACCTTTGTTGACTATCTTGATCTTGCACAGTATGAATTTCGCATCGAAGACGCACACGAATTTAATCTACGCACTGTGATTGCATTGGATCGCCAACTTAAATTACCCTACTACATTGTGATCAAAAAAGGTATTCCACTCAGCGTGATATTTTTTGGCAGCAAAGAAGCCATGTTGGTCAATCTGTATGGTAATTTACAGAAGTTTCTTGACAACTATTGAGCCTAATGTTATACTAACTCGACACATATGAATATATTAGAACAAAGTCACAAACTAGGGTTTTATGTAGTAGGCGAAAAAACTTTTTTTAGCAAACCGCAAGCTCTGTTAGAGGCTACTCAGACTGGGCATTTTCCTCATTGGAATTTTAATAGAGAAGTGTTTAGTAAAATTGACACTACAGTTGAGCCCAATATAAGCCTATGTGAATTGTATCGCATACGGGCTCAGCAGTTACGTGACAAGTATGATTACATAAGATTAGAATTTTCAGGTGGTAGCGATTCAACTACAGTGTTGTATAGTTTTATCAATAATAATATTCATCTAGATGAAGTGGTGTTTCGTTATCCAGTCCAGGGTGATAAAAATTTAGGACCAGATCCTAAAAATATGAAAGCTGAAAACACACTCAGCGAATGGCATTTTGCCGCTAAACCTATCTTACAAAAACTTGCAGTCACGCATCCCAATATCAAAATAACCATGCACGACTTTAGTGATAATATTTTAAAATACAATGGTGATGAATCCTGGGTCGACCGGGCCAAAGATTATTTGCATCCCGAACATACCTTTAAGCATGATCCACTGGGTCATGACGGGCATAAGCATTTAGCTGATTCAGGTAAAAGTATTTGTGTGCTATATGGTATTGACAAGCCCAAAATTTGCATCAAAGATGGTCGCTGGTACCTATATTTTTTGGACATACAGGCTAACCATAGTCAAAATACTATAGGACCATATACCAACATGACCACAGAATATTTTTATTGGCAGGCTGATATTCCAGAATTAATTATTAAACAAGCGCACACCATTCGCAATTGGTTTATGCAACCACATACACAACATCTTCAATTTTTAATACGATGGCCCAATCACAGCGTGGCACAACGTGGTGCGTATGAACAGTTGGCAAAGCCCTTAATTTACCCTGACTACGACCCAACCACTTGGCAAACTACAAAAAGTACCAATAATTTTTACAGTGAAATGGGTTGGTGGTTTTTTAAAAATTTCAAAGACACAACATTTTATAAGGTGTGGGAGGCAGGCATTACACACATGGTAGATAAAATAGATGCAAAGTTTTTTACATACGAACAGGGGCGCCCTGTAGGATTTGTGGGTTTCATGGATCAGTTTTATGATCTTGGCCCAACAGATTATATAAACACAGACATCATACAAGGAGCTGTAAAATGAAAAAAGTGATATTAGTTATTGCAGTCATGTGCTTAACCTCTATAGCACAAGCCAAAGAAGTAATTTCAATAGTGTGGCCGTTTGGCATGGGTGATACCCAAGCGCAATACAGTCGTAGCCTTGTTGAAGAACTCAACAAGAATCAAAAGAAGTACACCTTCATTTTAGAAAACAAGCCAGGAGCAGGTGCAACCATTGGCGCCAAGCATGTAGCAGCCACACCTAATTCAGTATTGGCCACCTCAACAGCTTTTTTTGTTCGCCCAAATTTTTACCCTGAAGAAAGTCACTCAGTGTCAGACTTTCGACCGTTAATGACACAGTGTGCCGCGCCTATGGTCATTGTCAGCAAAAAATATCGTAACTGGCAAGAAGTTGACAAGTTAAAACCAATTAACATTGGCATCTCTGGACTAGGTGCTACATCGCACTTGATGGCTATGGAGATTGTCAAACAATATCAAAATGCTCAACCTGTGCCATACAAAGGTACACGTGAAGCCAGCATGGATGTCATGGCCGGTAACCTTGAACTAAGTGTGGCATTTCTTGGAGAAGTAGAAGGATTCCTAGACCGAAAAGACTTGCATGCTTTGGGTATTTCTGGACGTCGAGTTGTGCGTGGTGTACCTACCTTGGAGAGTCAAGGCTTTGCTGGGGTAGGCGAAGTAGTCAACATGCACAGTCTTGTAGTTCCTAAAACCATGCCAGATGCTCAGTACAACGAACTAAGAGCCATGATTGTGCAAGCAGTTAAAAATCCATCGGTGCAAAAAGCATACAAAGTCGATTATTGCGAAGCAAGCAATCTTACAGTAACCGAAACTAACAAATGGTTTGTAGAGCAAATTTCTTTATGGAAAAAACTAAGCAAAGATGCTGGTATATCTACAAAGAAATAAAACAGACATAAATAATACTAGCAACGCCAGCAGGTGCTGACGTCGGATTCAACAGACGCCTAGGGTATGACCCTTTTACTACTGTGTTACACGTAGAACGCCAGCCGTAAGCGAGTAATCGCAAGCAATATACAAAACTGGAGTTTTTAAATGATCAAAACCACTAAAATTCGTTGGGTAATAGCCCATGAACCACTAAATTTGTTTATCCGCGCTGCTGAAGATTTCGAGCGCAAAGTAAATGCAGAACAAAGCGAGCACAAGATTGAAGTTGAAATCATGACTCTCACCGAATATAGTCAACGTTACAATGACGGCGTTGTTGTTACCAAACATGACCTGTTAGATCTAATGCAAGCTGGCAAAATTGAAATGAGCCAGATGTATACCACATGGCTGGCCGAGCACTACGAACAAGACATGTTGGCACTTGATATGCCATTCTTGTTTGGCAGTCACGAACATGCAACTCGTGTGCTGGAAGGCGAAATTGGCGAGAAACTGTTGGCCAATCTTGCTAACAAATCAAACATTCGTGGCCTAAGCTACACATACTCTGGTGGATTCCGTCAGCTGATTTCTAACAAGTCTGTCAGCACATTAGACGAATTAGTTGGAACTACTCAGCGTAGCAATCGTAATCCGGTAGCTCGTGCTACATTGTCTGCATTGGGGATTGTTCCACACGCATGTGAAATTGAAGACTTACGCAATGAAGTTATTGCTGGCAATTGTGAAGGTGGCGAAACCAATTATCCACGCATGTATCCATTGAATCAAAACGAAGTTATCAAGAGTGTAATTGACACTGAGCATTCTTTGTTCTTGACATCGATGATTATTGGTGACCAGTTCTGGGCAGGATTAAGTTCAGAAGTTCAGGCTGTTATCAAACGTGCCGCTGTTGAAGCCGGCCGCGAAGAGCGTGCTGAGACTATTCGTGATGGTGAACGTGCTCAAGTACGTTTGGTACAAGAAGGTGCAACCATTCACAAATTATCTGCAGAACAGAGAGCAGAAGCAGTGGCCAAAACTGCTGTAGTGTACGATCAGCTTGCTGAAATGTTTACTCCTGGATTAGTTGACCAAATTCGCCAATCATAAAAAATTTAGGAAAAAGAAAAACCCACTAAGTGGGTTTTTTCTTGACACTGTATTCACAAACCTGTATACTAAGTACTATACAATGGAACAAAATAAAAAACCTGTAGAACAGTACTATTACTCCGAAGACGAGTGGACAAGATTAGGCTGTGGTCCTTTGCCGGCCGAGCGAGATCGTAATCGATTGCAAGACGCTCATGCCAAAGGTAATCCTAAGATTGACGGCAAAAACGTCAAAGGTTATAATTAATCATGTTGATCATGTTTTCAATAGTTGTAGTAACCCTGCTATTATATGCCATG